GGCTGATTCCCTAACTGAAGTTGTAAATAAATTAATTACTAATCAAAATAAGTTAGTTAGTCTTCCAGGGGACTTAAAAACTTGTACCAAAGAAAGCTTGTTTGACGCGGAAACAAGCACTGTCGGAGACAGTGCGTCAACACACCGCCCCTTTGAGGATGCCCCACGTGAGGGATCCTTGACGTTTTTGTATTTGAAGTCTCTTGAGTATTATTGTAAGAGTCTACTTCGAATGCCAGTTGGAGAATTTTTAAATCTAGCTGAAACTCAATCAAAGGATGATGAATATGAAATGCAGTGTGGTTTGATCCATGAGTATAATCGTTTGAATGAAGATTCTAAAGTTTTCTTGGATATGCCTCTTGGCAATTTCCTGGATTATACGAAATATATTCCGGATGAACCACCTGTGTTTGAAATACAATCAGGCATCACGTCTGATTGCTCAGTCATGAAGGTCATGAATAGTGACAAAGAAGAAAATGTTCACTTTCGTGATCAACTACCTGCTTATACGTACAATGTTGATAGTGAAATGGATCCTACGCGGATGTTGCAGGATACTAATGATGCTTCTCTAGAGAATTTCTTTAGCCGCCCCATTAAGATTGCTGAGATCGGATGGGGAACTGGTGCTACATTAGGCGTCGATTTTGATCCCTGGGATTTGTATTTTAATAATACCAGGGTAATTAATAGGATCAATAACTACAATCTTTTGCGTGCGAAATTGCACGTTAAAGTTGTCATTAATGGTAATGGATTCTTGTATGGCCGCGTTCTATGTGCTTACTTGCCCCTTGCGGACTATGATGCTATTACTGAGACAGCATCTTTAGTACCCCAAGATTTGGTGCAAGCATCACAGTGGCCTCACATCTTTTTGGATCCTACGACTTCCACTGGTGGAGAGATGGTGCTGCCGTTCTTCTATCATAAGAATTACTTGACTATTCCTGACGCTGAATGGACTGATATGGGACAATTGTATTTCAGAACCTTGAATACTTTGTTGCATGCCAATGGTGCCACTGACAATGTCACTATTTCTGTCTTCGCGTGGGCAGAGGATGTTAGCTTGTCTGTACTTACTTCGGTTGATACATCCACTTTGCAACCGCAAATGGGTGAGGAAACTGAAATTGATGAAGCTAATAAGACTGGCATGATATCTGGGCCAGCCACTGCTGTAGCCAAGATGTCCAATGCACTATCTGTTATTCCAGCTATTAAACCTTACGCTTTAGCCACAGCAACTGTTGCTGAGAATGTTGCGAAGGTTGCGAAGCAATTTGGATATTGTCGACCGCCTGAAACTAAGAATCCATCGCCTATGCGTATATTCCCTACTAGTTCTTTGGCTGTCACCAATGTACCAGATACTGCAGGTAAATTGACTGTTGATGATAAACAAGAATTGTCGATTGATCCACGAATTGCTGGCTTAGGTTCTTCAGATCCTATGGCCATCAAGGAGATAGCCAAGAGGGAATCCTATTTGACTAAGTTTGCGTGGGAGCAGGGCACAGTTCCTGAGACACTCTTGTGGAATGCGAGAATTAGTCCAGTTACTTGGGCAGAAAGTTCTCTTTCACCTGTATCGTTTCATTTCCCAGCTTGTGCTATGGCAGCGATGCCATTCAAGTTTTGGACTGGATCAATGAAGTTTCGATTTCAAATCGTTTGTTCCGCCTTTCATAAAGGTCGACTTAAAATTGTTTATGATCCTAATTACTTTGGTGCGATGGCTGGAGTTCGTTTCTCTGAGTACAATGTGAACTATACCGAAGTTATTGATATTGCCGATACTCAGGATTTTACTATTGAGATCGGTAATGGTCAACCTTATACGTTGATCGATCGACACACGCCTTGTGTCGACTCTGTGACGCAAATGTACTCTACTACAGCTTATACTTCTAAAGAAGCTGGAAATGGAGTACTTGGTGTGTTCATTGTTAATGAACTTACCACGCCAAATAGTGATACGGATAACAACATTGAAGTTAATGTGTTTGTTTCCATGGGCGATGATTTTGAAGTCTTTGTACCTGATGATTCGTTTCAACGATTTGTTTTTAGACCTCAAATGGGTGAGGAAATTGTTTCAGAAGCCCAAAATACGCCTGAACCTTCTGCACCTCAACAAGCTGAATCAGACAATTTAGGTCCATCCCAGCAAGATAATTCCATGATCAATATGGTTTTTACTGGTGAATCTATTTTATCTTTCCGTACTATGTTGAAGAGGTACAATTTGTGGAGGAGAGAATCTTTAAATGATGGTACTTCTGGTATTGCTCAAACTCGTTCAATCGATTTAAACTTTGCAGCTTACCCTTTTTTGAGGGGAAATGTGGCTGGAGCAGTCGATTCTGCTGATACGGGTCTGTACAATTTTGCTAACACTATTTTAATGCATTGGGTTACTTATGCGTTTCAGGGTTTTCGTGGTTCTATTCGTTATAAAGCGTTAGCTAATATGACGAACGCCCAAAGCACTATTCAAGGCAATGTGGTTGTGCAACGTAAACCTTTAGGTGATACATTGTATGCGAGGAATGAGTCTGTTGTAACTTCGTTCACTTATAACTCTGCTGCTGCTGCTTCCGTCGTTTTGGACTACGCTGCTCCCGTGACAAGAATTAATACAGGAGTTAGAGGTCTTGTTTATACTAACATGGACATAAATACTGCAACGGAGTTTGAAATTCCATATTATTCGCAAGATCGTTTTGTACCAGGTAAAGTGCAAGACTGGACGGATACATCCCAACGAGTTGAGGGATTTAAAATTAAAACTAATGCTGTTGTAGGCGAAAGATCTGTCCTAGATCTTTATGTTGCAGCTGGAGAAGATTTCCAGGTGTACATGTGGACAGGTATGCCTAGGATGTATTGTGAATCAACTCCACCCCCCTCTGTTGAACCGGGATAAAGGTTCAATAATGACCTGGTGATGTCATTAAACTCACGTGGCTAGATGAAGCCGGTAAATTCATCCGATGTGAAGACATCCGTAAATAAACTACTACTCTGTGACCGAGTAGGTTTGCTTTTAGCAAGAATT